GCCGGGTAGCGTGATTGTATCGTCGCCGATGCCAGTAAACTGTCGCGCTTGGCTCTTGCCGAAGCGGTTCTGCGTCGGCCATTTGTACTCGCTGCTGCGCTGTATTTCCTGCGGCACCGCGTTGTTCAGCGCGAACCGGAAACTGCCCAGCATGAGCATTGGCACGTAGCCAGAAACGAAGCTGCCTATGCTCATTGTGCGGCCCCGTCGAATAACACGCTGCGCTGTTGAACGGCGGTTTTCTTGTTCATCTTGCGAATAACAATGTCGGCGAAGTCGTCTGCGCTTTGCCCTGGCAGCTGCTGCAGGTTGAACGTGTAGGTATCGTTGCTACTGATGGTCGGCGCAGCCTTGGCGCTCGATGCCGGCGCCGGAATCTTCGGCGGCTGCTTGGCCGCTGGATTCTGGTCTGCATCCAATGATGCGGCGATATCTGCGTTCGATTTGCCACCGGCTCGCGCGGCCATTGCGCGCAGAAACGTAGCTGCCGGCAGGTCGGCAGACGCCGCCAGCCATTTCCCACTACGTATATCTGCCGCGCCCTTTGCTGAATTGGTATCGGGGAGCCCTAACAACTTCGCCGCTTCCAGCGCGACGCCGATAAGCCCTATTGCGCTGCCGATCTTCCCGACAAGCCCAAGGATTCCGCCGCCAGCAGTAGCGGCGGCAGGGCCGACGCTTTCCAGTCCCTTCGTGACGCTCGCGACCTCGCTGGCAGCGCGGGCCAGCTTAACGGCGGCAATCGTCGTCAGTACTCCATTCGCAGCCAGTAGCAGCGGCGTAACGACAATCAGCGCTGCAGCAGTCGCCCCCAGGCCGACTGTGATGGCCTTGAACAGTCGCGGGTTTTCTTCGGCGAACTTGTTCACCGATTCCAGCGCGCTGGCCGTCTTCTCCATCGCGGTCGTGAACGCGGGCAGCAGAGCCGTGCCGATGCGCACCTGCGCGTCTTCCAGACGAGCGCGCAGGTTCTCCTGCTTGCCAGCCGTCGACGCTCGGTTCGCGCTGTCAGACTCGTCAATGCCATGCGCGCTCAAATAGTTCTTTCTGTCTCGGTCGATTGCCGTGCGGTTGAACAGACGCTGGAACAGGACATTCCCGGCGTTCGTGTTCGACGTGTAGTCTGACGCGAATTTCTGGACGGCAGCGGAATCTGACAGGTCGATGCCTTTCCGCTTGGCGAGCGGCACTAGGTATTTTTCAGCCCACGCCTGCTGGTCTTTGATGAACAGCTTGCTATCAACCAGCGCGTCTGATTTGTAATTCGTCACCAGTCCGTTCTTCAGCTTGACCTTGGTGCGGTCCAGCAGACCGTCTGCCAGCATGTTCGTGAACTTGTGCGCGTCCTGATGGCCGCCGATCCACGCGTTATTCAACGTGCTCAGAGCCTTCCCGTACTGCGGAGCGCCCAGCGCCTGAACCATGAACGAGTCGCCGAAGAACGCATCATTCGTCATGCCGATGCCGGCAGCCTTCGCGCCGCGCTGTGCGTTCAGCCAGTCTTCGGCCGACACCTTGCCTTGCGAAGCCGTGATGCCCTTGAACGCGAAATTCATCTGTCGGCGCATCTCTTCCGCGCTGGTCGCGCCGCCGCGCTCGTCGGCAATCTTCGCCAGTGAATACATGGCGTCGTCGCCGATTTCATGGCCCGCGTGCTCGCGGTTGTACAGCTGCAGGCCGGATTTCGCCTTCAGGGCAGTCGGCAGTGCTTCTATTGCGTGGGCAGCACTACCAAGCGACGCCTGCAGCTCGCGCGCAGTCTTGAACGAGTCGGTGACGGATACGCCGAACTGGCGCGAGCCAGACGCTGCGGAAATCAGCGCATCCTGGTCCGACTTGGACAGCCCGGAATTGCGAATGATGTTGACTTCGTTTTCGCGACCAACGGCAGCGCGCACGCCAGTGTAGAGCGCACCGCCCAGCGCTAGGCCGCCAGCTCCCGTGCGGACGGCCGCACCATTCAGCGCGGCGCCGATCTTAGCGGATGTCTCTTTGAATTTCTGCGCGTCTGCCAGACGCTTCTGCGCGTGGCGTGCACGGTCAATCTGCGCCGTCAAACGCGCATACGATGCGCGCAAACCATCCACATCTTTACCCGCTCGCGCGAATTCCTGGATGGCCTTCCCAAGCAGTTTTTGGCGTTTCGTAAGGTCCGTGACGGTCTTCCCGATTTCGCCCAGTTTGCCCTTCACCTGGCCGAATGCGGTAGTCAGGGTGCCGGCGACTGCGCCCCCGATAGTGATCGTCGCCGACAGGCGTTTGTTCGTCGTCATGTCGCTTCGTCGGGCAGCCCATCAAGCCAATACATGAAACGCGTTTGCGTCATGCCTAATATTTCGCGCTGCGACCATCCGGTATGCGATGCCAGCGACAACACCCCTGCGCGTCGGTAGTCGTCGCTTAGTCGAAAAAATTGGCGGTATAGGCAGCCTGGATGCGTCGGTAATCTCGCGCTGCCATCTTGCCAAGGTCTGCGGGCGCGATGGTGCACAGATTGCCGAACAGCGCCCGTTCCTTTGCTGCTTCGCTTCCGCGAATCTCAGACGCCACCGTTTCGTCATCCACTGTCGGTTCGCGCATAGTTACGTATCCGACTTTCGCGCCGTTGATTTCAATCGGTCGAGTCAGCGTAATCGTCACGCTCCCGTCTTCGTTCACCTTCGCCCAATCGGGTTTCTTTTCCGCCATTGCCGCCACCTGTGAAAATACTTTTTATGGATGGCCGACGATTGCCGGCCGTGTGCACATTACAGCCCCAGCGCCGTACGCATCGCCGTCAGCGTGTCGGTGCCGTTGATCGATGCAATCATGTTCTCCACATCGATTTCCGTCACCACCGTGCTGCCGTGCTGCAGCTTGTAATAGCTCAATTCCATCGTGGTCTTCAGGTACGGGACGGTGCCAGGCTTCCAGTTGCCAGGGTCCTGTTCCGTCACCTTGCCTCGCAGCGTCATTACGATGGGCGTCACGCTGCCATCGAACGATTCAAGCGCGCCCCGGATGGTCAGCGGCACCTTCGCACCTTCCACCACGCCGAACAGCGCCAGCACGTCAGCGTCGTACGCGATCAGCGAGAAATCGGCCGTCATACGCTCCATGCCGACTGTAACGGCCACGGGCGCGACCATGCCGCCGCCCATGAATTCTTCCAGCTTCTGGACCAGCTTCGGCGGGTTCACGTCCTGGACCTGTCCGGCCATGCCGCGACCGTCAACCCATAGCGTAAGGTTCTTTAAAACGTCTCTTGCGGCCATTTTGCGCAGGCTCCATTCGCGATCAAAGGATTATGCCACGCGCATATAGCGCGCAGCACGTTGTTTAGTTCGGCGCCGTCAGGCCGTCGAATACAGCCTGGATGTAGTCGTTGACGATATACGACGTGAACGTGATGTGCTCTGCTGGGTATACAGGCGTCCACTTGAAATTGAAGTAGATGTGCCCGTTGCTGATGTTCGAATCCGAATTCAGGTTCGGGTCCGCCCAGCACGTTCCGCCCAGGATCGCGCCTTCCGTCGTCAGGTCGCGCAAATCTGCGTTCACATACTCGACAACTTCCGTCACGTAGTTCCGCGTAATGCCGCGATCAACGGCCCACAGGATGGCTTCCTGCAGGCTGTCGTTGATGATGTCGTTCACCCGCGTGACGCACAGGAACTTGCCAGACGTGGCGCGGTTGCCCCACAAGCGGTATCCCTTCTGTCGAATGATTGTCGTAACGTTCGACGCGTTCAGCAGGTTTGCCCGCGAACTGGTGTCGCCCATCTTGAAGTCGATGGCGCGCGCCGTCGCCTGCACGCCCTGCAGTTGCTGATTCGATGGGGACCACCACCAGCCGTTTTGGTTGTCGTTCCATGCGATCAGGCCAGCAACGGCTGCGCTCGAAAAAGACGTGATCAGCGCGCCCGCGCCATTCGTTTTCACGAATTCAGGATCGACGAGATACACGCGGTCGCTGGCAAAATCTCCGGCCACCGCGATGGCGTCCGTGTCGTTCGTGTTCGGACCGTCCTGGATGATGACGGCGCGAATGCGTATCGCGATGGGTAGCAAATCGGAAACGACGGCGTTACCGGCCATGCCGATGGTTGCGCTGAACGTCGCTCCAGTGCCAGCGCCCGCGCCAGCAGGCAGCGCGAAAGAAGGCGCGGCTGTGTAAGCGCTGCCCGAAGACGGAATCGCCGTAGATACGACTTTGCCGCCCGTCACGGTGGCCGTCGCCACCACGCCGCTGCCGCCTGTGCCGCCAGTCGCCACAAGGTTATAGGTGCCATCCGTGTAGCCGCTGCCGGCCGCCGTAATGTTGACCGCGATAACGCCGCCAGTGACGCGAGTTTGCGTAAATCCAGGCGCGATCAGAATGCGCGGCGTGAACCCGGTAATGGATTGCGCCGCCAGGAACGCCTGCATGCCAAGGTACTGGCCCGTGTTCGAATCGACGCCGCCGATAACGTTCGCGACGGTGCCGGGGTCGCTATCGAGGTTGTTCACCTGAGCCACGCGCACCACGATGATGACGGCGCCGGCTTGCTTAAGGATAGAGTCAACCGCGTCGGGGAGCGAGCCCTTGCCGCTGGTCAGGTCGGTCACGGTCGTGTCCAGCTTCGCCGCCATCGCGGCACTGCCAGGAATCAGAACCGGCGTATTCAGCGGGAAGACATTGGGGTCTGCATTGGGCGCGGTGCCAACGATGCCAATGATGGACGTGGCAACGGTCGTAACGGGATTTGCGGACGTGCCGCCGTTGACGACTTCGGCGCCATGCAGGAAAGTATCAGTCATTTTGCGTGCGGTCCTTTGGAGACACAGCCCAGGAATTTCCGGGCATTGTCACGCCGCACACGCGCTGTTTCCTCTTGTGGGATTTCCGCAAAAAAAGCCGCCCCGAAGGGCGGCAAGAGGGGCGCTGCGAAAATTGTTTTACGTCTTGATGATGAAATTCATCACGATGGACGGCTGCGTGATCGTGTGAGCGTTGCCGGAACCAATCGATGCGTTCGTGATCGTGACGCCTGCCGTGTGGCTCGCGTTGGTAAGCGTCACTCCGGTTGTTGCCGCGTTAATGCCGATTGCCGCGTACGGGCCGCCCTGCGATCCGCCCTGGTAATACTGATACGCAATCGACGAACTGCCATACACACCACCATTTACACTGTGCGTATGCCCTGGGTCGGACAGGGTGTTCGCGTGGGTATGGCCTGGGTCCGTGATCGTGTTGGCGTGCGTATGCGCTGGAATTTCGGCCGTGCTGAGCACGTGCGTTTCGGCGCCACCAGCTGCGCCCAGCAGCGTGCCGGTAATGCCGCCGCCACCTGCGGTCAGTCGTCCTGCTGCGCTCGCGGCGCCCATCAAATCGTGGCCAACGCCAGCGCGCCCGCGACGGTCCGGCACATTAAACGTTGTGCTGCCATCTCCGACACCATGCGGCGCAACGCACAGCGCAACGCCTGAGCCCGCTGCCGTTGCGTTCTGCGACAGCGTGATGGTGCTGGATGTGATGGCTAAAATTGTCGTGCCAGCTGGGATACCCGCGCCAGAAATCGGCGCGCCCACCAGGGACGTGGGCAGCTGCGTCAAATCCTGCGAAACGCTCGAAATCGATGCGCTGCCGCTCGCTACGGTGCCGGTGACAGACATCGTAAGCGCTGCGAACAATCGCGCATACGTCGAACGGCTCACTGCCTGGCCGTTAGCCCACAGGTAGCCTGACGGCAGATTGATGCCGGCGAACTCGCTTACTGTTCCAGGCGCTCCTTCCAATACATCATCAGCAAGGCTCATACCTTTCCTTGGTTGTTGTTCGAAACGTGTTTTAGTTGCGCCTCACCTTGTCCGGCTTTACTCGGGACTTGGAAGGTTCTTTTGCACGTACGTGCAAGCTGCATCGTAAAACGCAACCCATCTCGTATCTGATGTGTCAACTTCGCCCAGGTTTTGCCAAACCAATGAGTCCTGCGGGCTTGCGAAATACGAAACGATATTTTTTTGCGTCGAATCTGAGAACTGCACGATGACGGTTGCCATTTCTCACCTTTATATTTCGTAACCGCTGATATAGACGGTTCCGTACGCGCTGCCGCTGCTTGCCTGCAGTACATAGTAGAGCGTTTGCGATACTAGAACGGGCAAATTTTCGAATGATGCGATATCAAGCTGGTTGGTAGCGGAAGAGTAGAACGCGCGCTCTTTTTGACCAGCTGAACCCGAATTGCCGTACAAATTCAGATATGATGTGACGCTCGCGGCAGGCGAATTGAGCGACATCAATCCGAAACAAGTTTTCGCGTTCTTCGGGATGATGCTGGAAACGCTAAACGACGTGGGTGCAGTTGCTTGCGTGTTGGTGGACAGGGCAGTGGGCAGCGCAGCGAAGTAGAACTTACGATCTACCAGGCTGCCAGGCACGAACTGACTGCTGGCGTTTGTCGGCCAAACACAGATAAGCGCGCTCGCCGTGTAGCCAGTCGGCATGCTGCCGCCGCCGTACACCTCCGGCGCGACAGCGCTGACGGCGGCCGTCGCCAGAAGGTTAAATGTATTGGCAGTCGGGTTATAGATGCCATAAATGGCAACGTATCCGCTTACTGGCGCCGCGCCAGTATCCATGCCGCCCGCGCCGGTCGTTGCGAGATTTACGCTACCGCTCGCACTACCAATGCAGTAACGAGCACCGCCCAGGGCGGATTCCACCACGAATTCGTCCGCCGTCCAGCTTCCCGTAGCGCTTGCCGCGCCAATGGCCATTTTCCCGTTTCGAACCGTTCCAACAATCCCGGAATTCTGAGCCAGGACCCATGCCGTCGTCGGAATTTTCGTGCTGTTGTCGTTCTTCGTCGGCGTAACGCCCGTCACGCTGCCAATGATGCTATTCACCAGCGCAAGGATGTTGTTCCATACCCATTTCGTGCTATGCAGCTTCGTGCTGTTGTCGCCGTTCGCCGGGTCTGTTGCGATGGTGTCGCCGCCGTACAGCGCGAGCGAACCCGCCATCGTGTCGCCCGACTTCTGCACGGCATTCGCCACGTTAAACGTGGTGAATTTGTACAGCGTGAACGTGTCCGCGGACGCAGCGGCGCGCGTCAGCGTGATGGTCGGGCTGGTAGTCGCGGTGTAATCCGGCGCCGATCCTGCTGGCTCCAGCAGCGTGCCGTTCTTTTCCAGCATGATCGCGCCAGGAGTGTAGCCGCCCGCAATCGTCAGCGTCGTGCCGGTGACACCCGTAATCGGAACCGCCGTCAGGAATGCTTGCCCAGCCTGAGCGCTCGCGAATGCCGCCGTTGAACCATCGCTGACGATGATGGATGCAGAGTTGTTCTGCGGCAGAATAACGCCCGTGCCGCCAGTCGGCTTAACCGTGATGTTGTTCGTGCCGCCCTGCTGATTCCAGATAACCCATTCGCCAGTATTGGCGGGCAGAATCAGGTTGATAGGCGCCGTTGGCGTACCCGTCAGTTTGATGATGGAAACGCCGTATTGCGCCTGCGTCAGCGTCACGTCCGCCCCGACGCCGACGTTAATCGTTTGCATGCCCTTCGACGCGTTGAACACTGCAGCCATGTTCGCCGCCAGCGTTGAACTGTCGCCGCTCGGCGGGGTAGGGATGCGCGCAAGTCCGCCAGTGATGCAAGCCGTCACCCATGCGCCGCTGCCGCCGTTCAGCGACATGTTCAACTTCGCGCGGACGATTGCGCCGACGGGCAATTCACCGCCAGGCAGCGCGTTGTGATCGCCGCCATAAAGCGGCAGAATCGGCAGCGTCGGGCCGCCTGTGTTCGTCAGCTTAAGCGTGGATGCGGTCGTGGTCGCATTGGCTACGCGGAAAGACACCTCCATGCCGTCCGCCAGCGCCTGAATTGGCTGCGGGAAGCTCACGGCAATGGCGTTCACGGTGCCGCTATCGGTAATGAACCGAAGCGCGCCATCCAGCATGCGATTCAGCAAATACCGCGTGCGGTTCACCAGCGACTTAGGTGGCGTGTTCATGATGCCGTTCGCGCCGGCCAGTGCGGGGTCCGTTGTTTCCAGCTGATATACGCCGGAATCGAACTGGTCTACTTCGGGTAGGTTCGCCATTATTGCGCCAATCCAAGATTATAAGAGCCGTTCAGCAGCACGCTGCCGTCCAGCAGGAACGCGGCTTCGGTGAAATCCAGGGCTTCCAGGTAGCATCGGGCCGGCGCCGTATCGGCCAGAATGCGTTTCACTTGCGCCACCTGGCTGTTCGCAATCGGCTGCGCCAACTTCACGCGATACCAGGCCCATTTCGTCGGGTCGCCTAAGTAGTCTTCGCCGTTGAGCATGCGCGAGCCATCGAGATACCATGCGCCTGCGCCTTCCACGACGGTTGCGCCTGGATACCCTGCGGCTGCCAACCCGTTGATGACGGATGCCACGGTGCCCTTGACGCGGTGAACTGCCGCGCTCGATGCAATCACAGCGCGCTGCGTCGCTTCAGGCCATCCGCTGTCCCATTCGTTGACGCGCAGCGCCCACGCGAGCCATGGCAACAATGCAGCTGGGCACGTCTGCGGATTCCACATCGGCCGCGCCATAACGGGCACGCTCGAAATGCGAGACACAGTGCCATCCAGGGCGCGTTCCAGCGTGCTTGCGTTCGGCGGCAGCAGCGCGCCATCGGTGTACACGTCAGACACCGTAGCCCCCGTCCGCCAGCGTGATGCCGGTGCAATACGATGCCTGGATGCTAGTGCAATCCAGGTCAGCCGTCAGGCCAGGCGCGCTAAGCACGACGTTCGCCACGCCTGGCTGCTTTAGTGCGGCCATGATGCCGGCCACCGCAACGGTGTAGCCAACCTTATGGGTGGCAGCTGCATACGCCTGCATCGCAGCCATCGCGTTCGCCGTCACCGTCGCAACGTCAACGCTCTGAAAGAACGTCAGCGTGGCATTGATGCTGTAATCGACAATCGTCGCGCCAATCACGTCCACCGTATCGCACAGCGGGCGCACGGTCTGCGAATTCAGAGCTGCAGTGACTGCGGTGATTGTCTCGCTTGGCACCGTGCCGTCGCCCGTCTGCGACAGCAGCGTAACGCGCACCGTGCCAGCCACAGGGCTGTCCACGTTCGCATCCAACACGTCGGATGATGCCGACTTCGCCAGGAACAGATACATGCCGCTCGGACCGGCGCACGTGAATCCTTCCATCGACAACTGGATGCGCGCTCGATACGGGCCGTCTTGCTCCATGACAGCTGTCGTGGGCGGCACTGTCGTATTGTTGGCTGGCGTGATGACGAGCCGCGCGCAATTGTAGTTCGCACCAATCTGGTCCAAGTCGCCACCCGTCGCATAAGCAAGCATGACGGCCTGGGCGTCTTCGTTCATCATTTGGCGCAGCAGAAGTTCGCGGTACGCGCAAACCTCGATGATCTTATACGCCGGGTCCGATTCCAGGAGCGCCGTGAACGTGCCACCGTCGGCGATGACGCGCGCCTGCAGGTCCGCAATCATCTCGGACACGATGGTTTCGAAATCCAGCTGCTGAACGACTTGCGGCGGCGGCAGCTGCGAAAGATCAACGGTGGTAATCGTCGCTGCCATTAGCTCACTTTGATGCCGTCAAGCGTCACGGGCTTGCCTGTCGGCACATACAGCCCCGTTACGCTGATTGAAATTTGGCCGACGCTTGCGCTGGTTGCCGTCACCTTCGACACCTGGATGCGCGGCTCCCACTTCTGCAGCGCATCAGCCGTGGCCGCGTACAGT